GAGACAATGTCTCTCCTTGCCCCTTCACCCACTCATCAAAAGACTGACCACTTTGTTTGGCGGATTTGATACTTGAAGTTAGGTTATCTACACCTTTTATGGGTTGGTTGTAAATGTCGGTGAGTTGGGATTTATATACTACTGGAACCTCTTTAATTCCAAGTTGTTTATATGCTTCCAATCTGCTATGTCCTTGTCTTACACGACTTTCAAGAATCGCATCATACTGTCTCCCGCCTTGAAGGTTGTCTGTAATTTTTGATACATAAGGTTTATCTTCTACAATAACAATAGGTCGCTCTCCTTTAGAAATTCTTTCTTTCCAATGGCTTACTTTTCCCTCTATTAACTCTTGTCCAGCACCTATTTTCCCTTTCAAAACTCCCTCATTAAATTTATATTCACCATATCCAAGAAAGTCAGATGTTTTTCTATATGAAACTAGGGGTTTTAATTCACTAAAGTCTTTACCTAGAGTTTTACCGTTTACGATTGGGTCTCTTTTCCCAATTATTATAGAATCGGCAAACTCCTCCGCACTCTTATACTTCCTAGCTTCTTCTACTAAAGACTGACCAGAGGCTTTGGCTTTGGAGATGGAGGTAGATAGTTCTGTTTTAGGTGCAATCGCTGTTTCTGGGGCAGTTTTGGGCGTTGTGGGGGCTTCTGTGGGCTTAAGGAACTGTTGTAAAGGTTTCTTTTCAGCTTGCTTCATTAAGAAAGCCGCCTCGCCCTTAATAGCGGTTTCTACTCCTTCAGCAGTTTTAGCTCTGGCTACATTTTTAGCGGCTCGTTCTGCTAGTTCTTCAGGTAAGCCGTATTTAATCATTCTAGTTTTAGCAAGGTCGTCTGTTTGAGCTGCTATAAGTTCTTTGACCGCATTAGAACCTAGTTTTCTACCTCTTCCAAAAGGAGTAAGGTCAGCCGCAAACATAGCTACAACCGCCGCAAAAGGTAGATATTTCTTTTCTGCTGGAGTAGCGTCCGGTTGTTTTTCTAAATACTCGCTTATTGACTCTTGATAGTCTGCATAAGATTTTGGATTAAAGCCAAATAATTTCTTTTCTAACTCTTGTTGTCCTTGTGTTCCTCTAATAGTTGCTTGGGCTTCTAAACTAGCTTGACCTAAATCTTTACCTAGTGCGGCTTTTCCATAAGTTAAAACAAATTCTTGTATTGTTTTACCTGTTTCAGATAACGCCCCTCCAATAAATCCTGCTGTTTTTCCAAGTATCTTGGCGGGTTGTTTTACAAGTTCAGTAAATGCTTGTTCGCCAAAGGTTTGTGTTGAGCGTCTTTCTGCTTGCTTTTGAGAGTAGTCTGTCAAAGCTCCACCCAATGCTTCACCTACTATTTTTGCACCACCAACTATATTACTGGGTTTTAGAAATGTATCTTCCAATTTAGTTCTAATATAACCTCTAGGGTTAGACGGCTTCAAAAACTCCGACAAAGGCGGTTTTTGTGGTTTTAAGAAATCTTTTAAGGGTGCTAATGCCATTTAATATGTTCTACTACTTGTACTAGAACTTAAAAGTCCAGCATCTTTTAATAATTGGTCTGCTGTAGTGACCGTCATTCCCCCTCCTTCTTTACTAGTTAAAAATGCTTTTATCTCTCCTGCGGAATATCCCATTTCAGCGAGTTGTTTTATACCGCTTGTAGAGGCGACATTTATTTGTTGTCCAGTTGAGGTAGTGAAATTTTTGGTCTGCAAAGCTCCTTTATTTTGGTCTTCATAAATACTCCTTAGCTCTTTCGCTAGTCCTATATTATCCCCCCCGAATTTCTTAGCCAATGCTTGTCCTTCGGAAGTTTTTAGATATTGAGGATACCATTGTTCGTAAGAAGCCCCCGGCGAACCTTCGTATGAACCTCCTACTGATCCGTATTTCTCCATAGCCGCTTTAGTCAATGGTCCCATTATTCCGTCTACTTTTAGGTTGGCTCCTTGAGCGTTGAGCTGAGTTTGGAGAGCTTTGATTTGGTCTTTGCTCATAGTTGAGGTGCTTGGAGTATCTGTTTGGATAGAAGTTGTGCTTGTTGGACTAGAAGTTCCGCCCGGTTGATTTATTGAGGTGGTTTCTCCTGTCTCTTGGTTGTAGGTATAATATCCCGTAGTAGAGTTGCCAAGTATTTTAGGAGTAGTTGTAGTGCTTGCAGGTGTACTTGTATCAGCTTTTAAAACATCGCGCCTATAATTTTCATCCAGTTGTTGAGCTTTGAGTGAATCTTGTCTAGCGGTTTCCTTATCACTTCTGTCTAACTGGAATCTAACTGCGTCTAAGCTCGCTTGGCGTTTCTGTTGGGCGTTCGCTAGTTGTTGCTGAAGTGGAATTTGTAAGTTCACATTTCTCTTTTCTAAGTCTGCTTGTTGCCCTGAGATGAATTGCATTCCTATGGGTTGTTCGCCTATGTTCTGTGTACCTGTGCGAAAAGCGTTTTGCTGGTCTTGGATAGCTTTCTGGGCGGCTTGTTCTTCGGGAGAGAGTCCTAATAGTGCTTGATACTGGCTGGCTAGATTATTAGAATTACCTACATTGCTTGAGGTGTTATTGTTTTGTAATGCTCCTAGTTGATTTCCTATAGGAGATTGTGTTTGTCCTCCTAAAGAAGCTGGAGTTGTTTGAGCGGTAGAGCCAACCGCTTGATTAAAATCCTGCGATGTGCGGTAGTTAGGTGAGTCAGGATCGGATGCACTGCCAATAATCACCCTAGTGCCATCTGCAAGAGTTTTGGTTTGTAAAGGACCCTCTCTGGGTTCTGACGTAATCCCTAATTCTTTTTCTGTTGTTGCCAACTCATCCAACGTCAAGTCACTTGGAGTAACTTGTCCACCACCTAACATTCTCTGAATGTCAGCCAGTGATTTTGAGGTTAAAAATCCTCTTCCCCAGATATTAGCTATCTGTGAACCCTCTTTGGTTGGAATATCAGAATATCCACTAGCGTCTGCATATTGCTTAAGAACCTGTGCTTCTGTCAGTCCTTGTTGTTGGGCAAGAGGAAGTATTCTCTGTTGAATAAAATCATTAGACGATAAACCTTCTATGTATTGTGTTGCCATATTCTATAATTATATTATAAATTGTTAATTGTTTTTATGGGTTTCCTAAATTAATCTTCTAAACATATATCCTCTTGTTTCGGAGCCGAGAGAAAGAATATAAATACTGTCTTTTATGTTTAGCATCTTATTAGCCCAGTCAGGGTAGGTATTATCTTCTTCAACAGATAACTGGGTTCCATCTGTGTCGTAGGTATGTAATTTTCTATTAGTAGAATCATAAGAATAAATCTTCCCATTTGATAAAACCATGTATCCGCCACCTGACGCATTAAAACCAGCATTAGCTGAACCGCAAGTAATTGTGGAATCATACGTAAATGTTGTTCCTGATAAGGTATATTTAGCAATATCAAATGCATCAGCAGAATTTCCCCCATCAAAACTAATATAAAAATTAGTTCCATCAGAAGTCATGGAAAGAGTTAAATCGGTAGTCAAATCAGGGGCGGTGCCAGAGAAAGACATCTGCGTTCCTCCTGCAGATAAATTAGTTATATCATAGCGGAATACTCTATATTCATCAGGAGTCGTTCCTGTGTCTATCAAAAGTAAATAGAGAAATCCATTTAATAAAACACCAATCCTCGCATTATCCATATCCGCCCAGTCATTAATAGAATCGTATTCTTCAATATCACCTGATACTTCATTAAAGATTTTAATTATGCCTCCTCCTTTAATAGAAAACCATAAATCCGTTCTATCTGTGAAAACACTAGCCCAGTTTTCACCGACTGGAGAAGAACTAATTATTAAATTGACTAAACTTTGAGTTTTTCCCAAAAAGTTGAGACTCTCGCCGTCCCAAGTAAGTTTATTCCCCACAGAATCTCCAATGGAAAATTTCGGTGTCCCTCCATCATTTCCTATCCACCAACCCGTTCCTGTATCATAGTCTGTCTGCCCTGAACGGATATGTCCATCTGAACCTATCACCAAAGAGCCTATAATAGTTCCCTCTGTAGCTGTGATAGAACCTCTAAATATACCATTGCCAAACTCCGAATTGCCCTCAGCATCTATCTGCCAGCCCGCCTCTCCTGCAACAAAGTTTTGGCTTTTCTGTATGCCGGTCATCATTATGTTCTCGCCAGTTAAGAATTTCTGCATACCATTCACAATCACTCGGACTTTAGCTTCAGTCATTGGGTCATAGCTTTTTAGAATTGACATAGCTATTTCCCTTACTTGGTCTTCCTTCAGTCCTGTGCTTATATTCTGCCCCACAATGTCTCGGACTTGTTGTTCTGACAGCCCTGACAAATTAACAGGCGAGGCTTCTTTAGCGGAAACAGTTGCAGGATTATCTACTGTGTCGGGTAGACTTGTGTCTGTAGATGGGATTTTATAGAGTTTTAATTCTTCATTTTCCATATTATTTATCCTCCTCATCAGAATGCGTTTCAACGACTATTTCAATAGGAAACGCTATTGGTAAAGGATTTGTTGATGTCCATGCAAACTCTAAAGTGCAGTTATTTCTGCCGATGTAGTCTTTCAGTTCTGGAGTTTTGTAAATGACGTGTCTGCTTCCTGGAAAGTTTGTATTATTTATTGCGGTTAAAGTTTTGCTACTAGAAAGGTCGTCAAACCATACTTTAGGAGTTATTGTGGTATTTGCCGCCACCGCACCGCCAAAAGGAATACGCATTTTTAATATATTAAATTTCTGTCCGATATTCATCGTCCAGCGAAGATATGAACCAAGTGTTCCTGTTGCACTCCACTCATCTATACCACGATTATCAGCGTCATTCCATGCCACAATAGTTTTTGGTTGTATATTTGATGACTGCTGGACAACTTTAAGAGCTGATACTGCTGGCGTTGCTCCGGCACTTGTAGTCTTAGCAATATTGTGGATTCCTGTAGGCATCCTATTGTCCTTTGACCCCCAGCTCCAAACACATGCTGAGGTAGCCGGAGTAGTAGTAGTTCCGCCCCAGATTACCTTGTTTCCGACAGCGTCTACCGCTTGTGAAAAAGGCGGGAAGCCTTCTTCAAAAAGGGCTATGTCTTGTACGCTGTCACCACCTACATATCTTGAAAGTCTAAAGCCGTTCTGTCCGTTGCCAGACCAGATATAGATTACTCCGTTTACATTAAGGAGAGCCGTGGCTAGAGGATCAGCTAGGAATATCGGGCCTTCGGAAAAACTGACTGTATTAGTAGGATTCCATATTACAAAAGCTGATTTGCCTTGATGCACTGTGCCATCGCTTGAATAATTGCCTAGAACCACTATAAGCGTGCCTAGAGCTTCTATATCGGTAGGATAAAAGCCAAAGGGCAGATCCAGGACAGAATAAGCCGATGGGACTGTTGTGCCGTTGGTGTCTCCCTCGTCAGTTCCTTTTTTGGTGTTTATTCTGTGTATTTGTCCTTGTCCGTTGATGAAGTCTGTAAAGTATAAAGAATTATCTCCGTGAACGTGTCCTACATGGTTAGGGATAGATACGCTATTAAAAGTAGGATAGGTTGTGTTCGTAAGGGCAGTTTGACTTCCTAGTGTTGCTCCTGTCCATACGCTGTCTACCAGAGAAGGAGAGTTATTGAGTGGTCCATATCTTGAAACATCTGTCGGAGTGAATATGTAAATATAATTGTTGTAGTAAACCCCAGAAGAAGCTACACCGCCTGTTACTGTGCCGATTAGGGTTTCGTTATCTAAAGCGTTATCATATGAAATTAGCCGTCCGTTAGAAGTTACCACATAAGTAAGGGTATTTTTAGGATTAGTGATGATAGATACTGCCCGTGAAGTTAAATTAGCCCCTGAAAAGTCAGCCATACCGACAGGCACTGCGAAGCCCGAAGTTCTAATAGCCGAACCGACAATAGGGAAATCTGGATCTATGGCTAGGGATTGGTCAAAAGTTCCTTCCGCACCGAAGTAACGGGATGGACTCGCCCCTGCTAGGATACTATTGATTTTTAAGGTTCGTATTGCCATTCTAAAGTTGTATGAACAAATTTGGATTACTTTGCTGATAATCGTCTCCACTATCAATTACCATGCTCTCACTTTTGCTGGCGTAGCTTTCTATAAGGCTCTGCTCCATCTGGGAATACATTCCTCCGTAAAGTTGAGCTTTAGCGTTGTCGGGTTGGACAGAAGTGTAGTAAGTTCTTAAAGCTCCGTAGATAGGTAAGTCTTGATATTGTTCTGGTAAGAGAGAACATTGAGATATGGTATAGGCGGCGTTGCCTCCTGTTATTGCTGTGCCTTTGTAAGGGCGTACAAGCGTCAAGGAGGTGGTTGAAGCTACGGATAGTATCTCATACCAAAATCCGTCCCCTTTGTCATCTGTGTCACTCTCTGTAATGCGTAGCCACCTACCAGCCATAGATGTAGCCCAAGTTGTGCCTGTGCCGGTTACTGTGGCAGAGTCTAATACTGTAGTTACCACTCCTCCTGTAGTGTAGTCAGCGATAGTCAGGTCTTTAGCTAGACGTTTACCGTTTATGGTTATAGTATTGCTTGACGTTGCAGGTTCGGGATATAATCCTACTTTGCCGTCATATACAAACCACCATTCAGGAATATCCGAGCTTACTGAAGTCTCATTTAATCTATCCCATACAGCTCTTGACGGACATTCTTTAGGGGAATAAACCCGATCGTCTACTGTTACGGTTACTGTGAACACTCTGTCTACATACTGGGGAAGCACTACGAATTGATTTGAGCTGTCGGTTTCTGTCGTAAATTGTTTCTCCAAAAACGGCCAATTACGAGAGCTTAATATCCTTTTTTCCTCTATATTTGTGAGTTTATCTGCGAGGCTGAGATTATCTGAAGACGAATTGTTTGATAAGTCTCCAAAAAGTGACCGCCTTTCGCTATAACTAAGCATATTGTTTCTTTAAGATTTGTTTTTTAAGCTCAACCTGAAGTTGTAACTTCTCTAATTCTTCTTTTAAGTCAATTATTTTGTCCTCTAGTGCGTCTTTACGAGCTACGAGGTTGTAGAACTCTTCTTTCTTCTCCTCTACTAGTTTCTTGTAGGCTACCAAGTTGGCGAGTTCTTTGCTCATTTTAGTCTGTAAGTCCTCGCACCATACTTGGTAGTTTTTTACCTTTCGGGCTTTGTCTGCGTCAAATTCTATGTCTTTCTGTAAAGAGAGTATTTTCCTCAAAGATTTAGCCAAGCGTTGGTTCTTTAAGACCAATTCTCTGGTCTGGTCTTTTTTTACTTTATTCACTTGTTCTTTGGAAAATAATTTCATTAAGCTGGTTCAGTTACAGTTATATTTGCCCCACTGGACAATGGTCTCCAGAGACAATAGAAGTCCACAACTCCTGCGGTTAAATCCGTTGTCCCAATCGTTAGAATAATATCTGCTCCGTCATTTAAGACTTTTACAGTTGGTAATGCTTCTACTCCTACACCAGGTGTTGCGTCTACCCATATATCACCGTCATCTAAGTCTGTTGCATCGGCAATTTGAGCTATCAGTCCAGCAGTGTTTCCCGCTACCCCCACTTCCATGGTTCCAGCACCTGCGATATTCGTATCGCAAATTCCAAAGACGCTGACCAACACATTTCCTGTTACAGTGAACAGAGTGTGTGTAGCCACATCTCCAGTTTCAGCTTCAACGAATGTCCAAGTGGATTCCAAAACAAACGATTCATTAGAGGTTATTGTCCTGCGATTATCATCAATTTGTTGTACTGCCATTTTATTTTTTCTTAGCTTTTAATGGCTTCTTCTTAAGTTCAGCAAATTCTTCCTCAACGACTACTTTGGAAGATTTCTTTTCCTTTATTTCTTTCTTGATTTCAATCTCCTTTTCCTTTACTTCTGCTCTTGCGTTTTTGTCCAACGCTTCTTCGGTAGTGATTTTTTGTGCTTCTGGTAGGGCTTGATGTAGGAATTTCTCTCGCTCCATCATATTGGAGGTTATCATTCCCGCCTTGTGCATTACTCGGTCTACTAAATGCTTAGCAAAGTGCCAAGCCTTCCAATCTTCTACATACATCTCCTTGCCTGGTGCGAAACGATAGGGGACACCATCCCAAGAACATACAAACTCTTCGTCTGTGAAGTTCTTAAACACTACACTTTTTACTTCTCTCATAATTACGGGTTTTTTGTGAGGAAACCTAGACCTCGTTCTTATTATAATTGAGGCTTGCGAGCCTCCCATTCCCCCCATAAGGAGGAAGTGGAGAGTAACAAACTCTTACCTAATTACAAGGTGAATCATTGCATATTCAGCCGTAATTCCTGTTGCCATGTGGTAACCAAGAATGTTGGTTGCCGCAATAGCCGGAGCAGCAGAACCAGAAGTTCCACCCGAAAGTGAACCGACTGCTTTACCTGCTGCACCTGTTCCTGTAAACAAAACTGCACACGGTCCCCAAGTCTGTGTCCAACCATACTCTCCATCGGCGATTATTGTGTTAGGGACACCTGCGATAGCCGCTGTTGGTGTGCCTGGTTCAATAACAATGCCGTTGTAAGTATTCTGAACTACGATGACTTTTGAGGATGTCGTCAGTGCTACAACGATAGGGTCTTCAAGAGTGAAGGTCGCTACTGCAGATGAAGCTGCAGTGTTGCCTTTAATCTTGTAAGTGTATCCCTGTCCTGGAGTCACTGCGACTGATAGATACCCTCCTGCAAACTCGTTAAGAGTGTAAGTGAGTGTATCAGTAATTGTGACCTCAGTAGCCCCAACAGCGGCTGCCTCTACGGCAATACCGCCTGAAGGCTGGTCGTTGGTAGCGTCAAGGGCTTTACCCTGATATACCTTTCCAGCGACTGTGTCTACTGCTCCTACTTTGGAGTATCTCCAACCTCGTCCGTCAGCAGTTTCTGCATAGCAACCTATGTCCTGAAGCTGAACAGATGAACTGGTGAAGACTTCTTGTCCAAAGATAAGAGGAGCGCTTGATAATGAAGTTCTTGCCATAATAATAATTCGTTAAGTTAAGTTGATAATTTTACGTTAGTAGTGCGTGACCGTAAGTAGTTATTACGAACTGTCCAGCAGTGTAGGTACCGTCGTCAGTTGCTCCTTGAGTCAGGTAATAGTAGTAGTTCGCTGTAATCCCTGGGACATCGTTGACTATGGTTTCGCCAAGTGCCCAGTCGCCAGTGCCGTCACACACAGCTATGGTGTTAGCAACTGTGTCGTCAAACGCTTCATCGGCTGCGGAGCCAGCTACTAAGATAACATCGGCGTCTCCGGTGAGAGGTACTTCTATACAAGACATCTCAACACGAAAGATTTGACCGTTAGTTGCAACAACATTTCTACCTAGATATGCTGCACCACCACCGTCCAATCCGATTACATCGTTCTCGGTTCCCGAAGAGTCCAGCCCAGTTAAGTCAATCGTAATTCGGGTGATAATCACACCAGCTTCTGTCCATCTTTTGGTTGCTGGAGCTGCTGCTGTGCCAATTGCACCTGCACCGTGTTCAGCCGCTGTCGTTGCAGGAGTTAGGTCACCTACTAATCCACCTGTAGCAGTAACTGCACCTGCAACCGCAAGAGTTCCACCTAGGGTAACATCCTTATCGGTGTTGATACCGTCTTCTCTTATTGGCGGTAGATATTCTTCTAATTTTCTAGCCATAATGTTTTTATGTTAATAATAATAAACATCAGGCGACTAAACTGAAGTTATACCGTCCAATACTCCGTTTCTGCGTGGGTTGTTGCCAATCAATTCTCCTCCTAGGTAGATGTGTGATACTACTGAAGCGGAGTTTGTTGGCTTAATCCAGTCAGACCAACAGAATCCAAGACCCATCATTTCAGAGTAATCGTTACCCTGAATATCTACGGACTTGTATTTAATTGGTGAAGCTAAACCTGCTTGCGATGCCTTTTCGGCTGGAAGAGCGTAAAAGTCAAGGTAATCTTCGTTAATGAAGTACAATTCCCCTGCTGTTACTTTCTCATCTCCAAGGATAGGAAATCCTTTGAAGAATAGGCCTGTAAAACCTGTTCCACCTGTAAAACCTGTTCCTGCCTTTCCATAATTGCCTCGTGTCTTGATCATAGACACATCCTTGTTGATTCTTTCTTGTGGCTGTAGGAGTTGCCCGTACAATGAAAAGACTGCTTCTGGAGTAAATCCACAAGTAGGACGTTGTGCGCCTGAAGTCACTGCATTGTAAAGAGTATCCATTTTAGCCAAAGTTAGAGTTCCACCTGAAGCTGTGTCTGTGCCTTGAATGGTCGTGTAAGTTGAACGAGATAGTCCTCCGTAGGTTGCTACTGCACCACCATCGTCCACGATAGCGGAAAGACCTAGGAAATCCTTTGAGCCATTTCCTGTACCATCAGCCATGAAAATAGTACCGATTGCATCAGCCATATCGTGAGCCGAAGACATTACTTCTACTCCCATTAGGTCAATAACCTTTTCACTTCCGTTGTTTACCCATAGTTCGTCTAGGGGCAAAGCTACTGTAATTTGATAGAACTTAGGACTAAACTCCAAGTTCTGTCGGTTGTCGGTTGCCGCTGTTGAGAAAGTATCAAAGCCAGCAAATGAAGTCCCGGTAGTGTTGCCACTTACCTTGATGGGAAATTTCATTTTCTCGCCTGAATATCTCTTGGCTGCACCCATTTGTCTTGTTGCGAACACATTACTTAAAAGAAATGTGTCTACCACGCTCGCCATGATTTTATCTTGGGTTGTCGTAGTTATGCGATTTCCAAATGCCAATTTAGTGCCTTTCAGCCACCAACTGTTGTAAGTATGGCGACAATTCCGCTTCTCGTTCCCTACCCCTGGGGTGATGAGCGTGGCATAAGGTGATGCCATTGTTAATATCATATCTTAATTCGGGGTAATCTTTCCAATTAAGAATATGATGTGATTCCAATTTTCCGTTGCAATCACGGTTGTTAATTTTACATTTCCAGTTATCTATTTTCTTTACTGCTAACATCCATTCTCGGTATCTTCCGTCAAGATGTTTCTTGTCGCTTTTAACTAATTCATCTCTGTTTGGAATCCACTTATGATGTTTTTCTTTAGCTAACTGACCTTTCTTAAACCAACTCTTATTACCTCTTGCATGGGCTTCCTCGGAAATCTTCCAACTTTTACCTAAAGTATTCTTATTTCCTCGCATAAAGATTTTAGCGGCTTGCCCGATTTTGTCTTTATGCGCTTGAGATAAAGGTTTTCCTTTTTTGGAATTTATCATCTTTAATTTAGATTTTTCATTCATTGGGATTCCCTTATTCCAAGTTTGATGCCCTTTCTTAAAGCCATTTTTCCCTGCCCAAGGACATTTAACACCCTTGTTCCAAGATGTTTTACCCTTATTCCACGGAATATAACCTTTTGCAAAAGACATAATAATTCTTTGTTAAGTTTATAATTTACCTCCATCCTTTCCTCAAATCAGAGGAAGTGTAGAAGTCTTTGTTCTCTTTTACTGATGTTTCCTTTGAAACAGTTGCATCTGCAATATTCTTTTTCACTTGGGTTTTTTGGGTTGTTTCCGCTTCTTTAGCTTTACCTAAGTCTTGGAGTATCCGGTAACCCTTGCGATAGTCAAGATTGCCTTGCTCGTCTGTTGGAGAATATTCCAGCATTACTTTAGACAATTCATTCTTTTTACTTTCGTCTTTAGAGAAATCTACTTTGAACTCTTGCTCTACCTCAGAAAGTCTTTCATTTGTCCAGTTAATCCAATGCTCCTTTTCTTTCTGCTCTTGTTCTTGGGCTTGTTCTTGCTCTTGTACTAACTCTTGCTTTAATTGCTCTTTCAAACTTTGCTTTTCTTTAGCCCATACTTTCTCTACGTCCTCATTTTCGCCCACTAAAGACTGAACGAATTCGGACTTTTCCAATGAGTCTTCTTTTTCCAGAGCTGAAAGTCGTTCCTCTAGTTCGGTTGCCTTTCTTTCAGCTTCTTCCCTAGCTGTACGCATTTCTTCAAAAGCACTATTTCGCTTTTGAATTGCCAAGTTGTCCTCATCTGGTAGATCTAATTTTTCGGGTAGCGACTCCGCAGGATTCTCCTCTTCGGTTTCCTCCTGTAATTCCTTTTCAACTGAATCAAGGTCTAATTCCTCTCCTTCGCGTGGAATATCCGCTAATAAATTTTCTTCCTCCATAATTATCTCGGGTTTTATTTTACGTCCACTACAAGGAAACGGACTTATTTAGTTAATAACCTCCTCTACTTTTCACTCTATTCATTGCTTGCACACGTTGCTCTGGTTGAGATGTGGGTCTCTTTGCTTGAGACGGTAATACTGGTCGCGCTGTTACATCTGGTTTTAGTGCTTTACCGGCAACACCTCTATTAAACGCAGCGTTTTTATTTGCATGTTCAAGTGCCTTGGCGTTTGGGGCTAGATTCTGTAACGCCTCTTTTTGCCTTAATCTTGGACTAGGTATCCTAACCTGTTGTAATTTATTCATTGCCATTTTTTTGTTTCTTTTTATTTTCTAAATCGACCTTTGCTTTCGCCTCCGCCTGCTTAATTGATAATTTCAACTTCTCCATCTCTAAGTCGTGTTTTTCTTTCATGTTTAATATCTCCTCTACCCCCTTAGTCTGGTCAATCTCGGCTTTTTGGGCTTGAGCTTGTAAATCTCCTTGTCCTTTCATTTGTTCTAGTTGTGCTTTTTGCTGGATACTCTGGGCTTTAGCTTCTTGCTCTGGATCTGGTGGTGGTCCGCCTAGCTGTTGAGCTAATTCTGGGAATAGAATAAGTGGGTCTATCTTCCAAGCTGTTAGCTGTTCGGCTGTTTTTTTAGGATCGGGGAAATCTAGTTTTTCAAAGAAAGTTATCGGGTCTATGGCTCCCATTTCCCATAGAGTTACCACTTCTTCTCGTTGGCTCATAGCGTCTTTGGGTATCATTGAGCCGTCTTTTACCGAGACTAGGAGTTTTATATTTAAATCAGAGTTCTTGAGCTTTATGGCCTCCATTGCTTTGTTTTGTCCCATGAGCGTAGCAACATGTTCCTCGTCATAGTAGACATACATCATTTGGACTACATAATTATATACGTGGTCAGAAAATTGCTCTAAAAAGGTTGAAATTCCTCCTCCTATTCTATCGCTATCTTGGCCTTTTATCTGGAGTTTACCCCTAACGGTCTTGTCTTGGATCGTTCCTTGAGCACTTGAGCCTCTTACTCCAAAGATATTTCTCAGTTCATTTCGGTAGTCCAGCAGGCTTTCATAAACAAAATTAGCTAACGGTGGGGCTTGTAAACGCGCCACAGCTCTATTCACATCTCCGTTAGGCACGAATATAGTTCCACCTTTCTCCACGGCTTTGCCTACTCCGGCCGCTTGTTCTTTAGAGAACGAATCTCCAGACACAGCTAGCCCTCCATTAGTCTTGTCTGCGTTCTTATCTATTTGCCTTAGTCTCTTATTAATTAAGTCTTGTAAAGGAAGGTTTTGCTGTATTAAGTTCGTATCATCATAAGGCCTAAGTCCTAGAGAGAAGACTGAAAGCATAGCGTAGGGTTTCTTGGGGAAGCTGAAGTGGTTTTTGCCTTCCACCTTTTGCTTCTCTACACTTCCAAATTCATTGGTCTGTTCACTCTCGGTCTCATAGTTCCAATGAGGATTCTTGGCTTTAGCCAAAACTTCATAGTCCATAGTCCAAAATACATAGTCATCAGTCCACCATTCTATGTATTGCATTTTAGTTCCTAGCTTGCCTTTACATTGGTCAGTTATGTATTTCTCGGCTTTCGGGAAACGAGCTATCAGGTTTCTAGCCGATTCTTTACGATATTCGCCTATATACTCCCCAGTGTATTCTGCTGATTCTATGCTTGCATCAGGGTCTAGGATGAGCTTCTGGGGACGTATAGCAACACAAGTTATATCGTTTGCTTTGTTAGACCAACCAATTTTCATCACTCCGAGCTTGTAAAGGGACCAATAACGAGCTACTTGTTTGAGTTTTAGGTTATATACTTGGTGATCCGCCCAAAATGTAAGCATCTTTCTAACTTTATTAGCCAGTGTTTGTCCTTCCGGAGTTTCGTCAGCGTTCACCACAGGATCAGCTTTAGGGCGAGTAGCGATAGGTAAAAAGGTTTCTAGGGATTCAAAAATTAAGTTATCTACAAGAGCATGACCATCTGTCGCCTTGCTTGTACCTTCGTATTGTTTGCCTAACCAATACTTCTCATTGTCGTCTTGGCTCTTGGCGAGTTCTTTTTCAAAAGGTGTCCATTGAGCTTTCCAATCTTTGGAGAGTTCTAATAGTTCTTCATCAGACATTGAGAGTTCTAGTTCAGGAGTGAGTTCACCAATAGTGCCTTCCTCGGTCTCATAAGAAGCACCAGTTTTTGTTTTGTTGGTGTCTTGACTAAGTGACAGATATCCTTGTAGTAAATCTGATGCCATAAATATAAAAAGGCAAGCCCTTGCGGGAACTTGCCTGCTCTGTGTTAGAGGTTAGACTTCTAAAAACTAAATTATACTAACATGTTTATTATATCACAAACAAAACAAAAAATAAAATGCAAATCAATATTAGAGCGTTTATAACTTTTTATGCCTTGCAGAATATAAAAAGTCGTGTCGCTCTATGCTTCCGATGTTTCCGTCTGCATCAAAGTTTAACATTATGTTAGCATTCTTATTCTCAAAGACTCCGTTCTCTAATAAGAGTTCAAATAGTTCGTGGTGTTTTTGAAATTTGATAAAAAGCTCTGCGTCAATTGGAGTGAGAAATATAGTTGTTGTTTTATTCTGTATCTCGCCAGTCATTTTCTTTTTTTGGATATGAGAAATTAAAGAGTTTCTTTGGGTCAATGGCTGGAATTGTCTGGTCCGGCATCAATTCTGGGCTTTCTTTCATTGCTACACTGTCCTCCATAAATATCTTAGCCCCACCTGTTCCGAATCTTGACATACCTGTACGCCAATAGCAAAGTGCATGTACGAAATGATCGTCATCAAATCTTTCCCATTTGCTCTCTGGCACACCCAAAGCGTTTTCTTCTGTGGTTCGGTAAATATGAGAAAAGTGTAAAGCTACATCATACCAATCATCTTCGCTTCCGTTTAATGGAATACGCTTGTCTCTAAATTCATCTATCACCATTTGTATCATGCGGTTACGGTCTACGGTTACATTACCTGTTTCATCATTCGCACCCCACCTTACAAGTTGTAAAGTTTTTCGGTCTCTTTGATAGTGGCACAAGAATACTCTACCAGGGAATTGCTCTCGCATTTTTCTTGAACCGATTAAGTCTCCTCCTTGATCTATTACCATTATAGCGGTCGGGTATCGTTTCATCAATACTTTCAACGGCTCGTAATCTTTACAGTTTCCATTATAAAATAATCCTTGCCGATTTCCTATCACATACCAGATTGGAAGTCCGGTATCTACTCCAATAACTATTCTACCTTCTTGGTCGTTCACATCAGGAATACAATTTTTGAGAATGTCTTGAATGTTTACTTTGTCGCCACCTTGAGTGTAAGGAAGTCCTAGTACACGAGTATAAAAAGTATATTGGTCGCCTTTACTTGCGGTTATTATTTCTTTAGCTGTAACCCATGAAGCAATAAATAATGGAATCCAAAAACCAGAATAGGGTCTAGTATCTGATATTTGATACTTAGATACCCACCTGCCTGTTTCTCGTTGCGTGTTGGTCAATTCTACGCCACACTTTTTGCAAATAAAGCAAGATTTCTCAAAATCTATGCTTTCTGGGTAATTCATGTATTCTTCGTGTCCGTTGTCGCAAGTGATAAACCAATGCTTTTGGTCTGACTTTTGCCATGCTTGGTGAATGCCTACTTCGGGTAATGAAGGGTGAGAGAATAACCATTCCCATTTTACTTTACTGGCTTGAAGTCTTGATTTAAACTGCTTGATTATTTTCTGGTTACTGGTATCTATTTCATCGTGAATATTTAAGTCGGAGGAAAATGCAATAGCTTGTGATTCTTTCTCGGCTCCACTAAAAATACAATTAGACTTCCCTATTCTTTTCATGTAAAGATTGTCTGTCTTGTCTGTTGTACTCTTGAATGCTGGGTTAGCGTCTATGATAGGATTTACTTTACCTTGCACAAACTTTTGCATAAGGTCTCCTGTGGGAAATGTGTAGATAGAACTTATTGCAAACATTTGGATTACTCTTAGAACTTTTACAATGATAGATTCACTTGCTCCTACCTGCGCTCCTTTCATCCAGCATTGCATAGGAGATAAATCTGTAAAAGGTTCGGCTAGGAACTTTCTATCTCCATTAAAATACATTGGCTTGCCTGCGGATGTAACTATTCTGTTGGCTTTTACCCAATCAAGAATACTGACATCTGACAAAATAAATTCGTCTATCATTTTATTTTTCTACCCCAAGTAGAAGTTGTTTTATGGCAAAGAAAACATAACACTCTACCATTATCTATTACGAAGCGTAATTCAGGATAATCAGAGAACCTTTTAATGTGGTCTACGTGTAAATTTTCTTTAGAACTACACCAAATACAAGTATAGTTATCTCTTTCTAAAACTGCCTTTTTCCATAAAAGATATTCTCTAGAATGTCTGATTCCTCGTTTGATTACAGTAATACCACCTTTCCAATTAGGGTTAGCAGAACCTGTGCGTAAAGGACATTTTATTCTACCTTCTTTAAATGCCCTTTTCATTGAGTCAGATTGCTTCTTTCTAGCCTCTAAAGACCGTTTTTTTCCTTTTTGAGCAATACTCATTTTTAACTTACTCTCCTCACTAAATTTTTTACCTTTATTCCAAACTTTTGTTCCCTTTTTACTTTTAGAAATCTTAGCTTTCGTTGCATCCGAGTGCGATATTCCTTTATTCCAAGCGACTCTTTTATTACTGTTCATTTGCTCTTTGTTTGTTTATTGTTTTAAGAGCTTCTAATACTTTAGGATCAGTAGGGTCAATGTTCTTTACATTCATATTGATATTTATGTTTTTGTCTGGGGCGTAGCTTCCTTTTAGTTTGTAAGCACTATCAAGATATTTATGGCGGACTGCGAAGTCTGGCTCTACTCCTAAGTCATCTATCTCTCCTGTTTCATTATTATTTTTGTAAATATGTTTTCCCGCTTCAAGTCCTTCTAAATGTGTTTTCTCTAAAAGCTCATCTGGTATTCTATCTGCTATGGATTGTATTGCTTCTTTTATGTAAGGTTTAGTAAGGTTTTCACTCGCTATGCTTTTTGCTACGATATTATCTTTTACATCATAATTATTCATAACAGCTTGAGTTCCATTTTCAGTTTTAATGTAATCCTTTACGAACCCTTTTTGTTTTTTTGTTAACTTAGCCATTTATTTGTACATTAAATCTTTAGGTGGTTCTCCATAGTATTTTCGGAATATCTTTCCGGTTCTTCCTCCAGGTTGGGCGGTGTCTCTCTGGTGTTCTTTTAAATACTTCCGATTATCTATTCTCCCTGTTTTGTCTTTCTTGTAAGAGTTTTGGTGTTTGCACTCTACGCATATTTCTCTTATGCCGTCCGGTGTCTCCGTTATTTTTCTGAAGTTGTGGATGTGTTGCATAAATAGCGTATATCTTCTTCTGGTATTATAACGTATTTTTCGCTGTCAATGTCTATTTCGTCTATATTGTAAGACTTGAAAAGAATAGTGTCGCCTACATTTACTTTTGTTACTTCGTCTCCGATTTCCAAGACTATTGCTTTTTCTGTTCGGGCTTCTTTTTCATCTACTTGTTCCATTGCTGAAAAATTAGACTTTGTGATTTCTATGCGTATATTGTTTCCTAGTGGTTTTCCCATATTAGTTTTTCGGCTCTATGCGTTTTGCTACGCTTGAGCCAGTTGCTGTTAAGAGTGACCCTACTAAATTACAGGCATTTTCTACGGCATAGCGAGTGCTTTTGACACTGTCTATTACATGGGGTTCAATCTTTAATTGTCCGCCTGCGTTTTCTTGTATTTGATTGTAAGGAGCTTGAAGAGCTTCCTTTAGTATTCCGTCTGGTAAATCTAAGGCAATCATTTTAAGAGCCACACCTCCGCCTTTGACTGAACCTTCCTCTATTGCTCCCTTGGTGGCGTAAATAGCGTCCTCTATTTTGTCTTTTAGGTAGGATAGGTCTTGTTGGGTGGGTGCGCCTACCTTGATTACAGCTGTTTTACCCTGAAGTCTAGCTATTCTGGCATCATAATGCTCTTTGACTTCTGAATTGTCTCTTTGGTTCTTTAATGTTTCAATTTTGGAATCTATGTCGCCTTTACCGCCTATGAAAGTAGTTCTCTTTTGAGTGATTACTACCTTTTCACATCTGCCAAAGTGTTCTTCAATAAACTTTTTGCTTTCTTGTAAATAGTTAGGATCTAAAGGTTGTCCTTGTGGATTTCTCTGATTGCATACTGGAGCTTGATCGGGGAATATTCCTGTAGAGAGTCCGAATACTTTACCTTGTGTTACAAGAGCTATGTCTTCTATGAACTCTTGCTTCTTAACTGTGGGGAATTTGACTGCAAAGATTTCCATTACGTTCTTGCCTTCGTTGTATTTAGCCATTTTGTTTCGGGCGATAGTTGAGAGAGTGTTACCAGCTAGTCCATCACAAACCAAAAGCACTTCGGTAATTCCATTGTCGGCTAGGTTCTGAACCACAGGGAGAATGGTTTTTATATTATCTACTTTAGAATCCACGAGGAGGACGTAAGGTTCGTTCAAGACTGCTTCGCCTCGTTCGTTATTCATCATAAACTCTGCAACATACCCTTCGTCTATCTCTAATCCAGGGGCATATTCTACCCTAACACCATTTATTTCACTTTCTTGTACGTCTATTTTGCCTTCTTTGCCTACTTTTTCAGTAGCTTCGGCTATTAAATATCCGATTTCTTCGCTTTGAGCCGAGATAGTGGCTACTTTTTTAATATCTTCAGGAGTTTTTACTGGTTGGGCGGAAGATTTTAGCTCTCCGAGAACAGTTTTAGCATGTTCTGCTATCTCTTCTTGCTTGGCTAGAGGGTGTTTATCTGACTTTCTGCCCTCTTTCCAAATAGACTGGACCAGGGTTATGAAGGTTGTAGAGGCGTCTCCGGCATACATATTCGTCCTCATAGCGGTTTGTTTTACTGCGTCTACTATAGCTTGTTCGGTTTCATCTTCTGTAAAAATCTGACGAGCTACGGTTACGCCGTCATTGGTAACGAGCGGAATATTATATTGATTAGTGTAAAAGAAATTCCGTCCACTTGGACCTAAAGTCTTTTTAACAGGGTTGGCTATAATATCTATCCCCCTGTCTACAACTTCTAAAAACTTCTCATCTTCTAATATAATCCTGTCTTGGTGCATGTTTATTAAAAATTACTTATAATTATTCAGTTGGGAGTTGATTTACATATGCTTCTAAATCTTCCCGATCCTCGTCTAGAATATATATTTCCCCTTTTTGCCGAATACTATTTTCAGCTTGCTTTAGCGTCCTCTCAATCGGAACCTCGTATCTCTTAATGGCTAAAAACACTATAATAGCTAATAGAAGTCCTATAATTATGCCTAAAATAATCATTTTTTTGGTGTAGGTTTTTCTTTGGTCTTAGGGTGAGTAGTAGCTTCAGGTTTGATTTCTTCTTTTGTGGATATCATTAAAGTTTGGATTTTCTGTAGAAGTATGGCTACTGTTACGCTTTCGTTTCCTGTAATGGGGGCTTTTAAAATTAACGCTTTTATATTGTTTAAGTCTTCGTTGGTAAATTGATTCATTTTTTGTTTTTATAATTATCTGTTAATTTATGGGTTTTCGCCTGTGCATATATTTTTTAGTTTAATGATAATATCTTTATATTATATCCAATTATAGCTATCTTGTAAACTTATATTTCTTTAATCTTCCCTTAATTTGTGCCCTAATGGTAAATCTGCCCCACAATTCTCGCACCACGTCTTCGGCTTACACTCCTCACACTTTCCATTTGAGTCACAGTTGCATGTTTTTATGTTTTTATTCATGGTTTTTATAATGATGTCTTTTGAATAACTTACAATTTCCATTATTAATAATGTTTTGTCGCTTATAGTAGTCTAGTAAATATAAAGTAAGAGCACTCGCCTTTTCTCCACACTCACACTCTACATTATATGGGCACATTAGTTCTTTAGTCATGGTTTTTATTGGTTAGGGTTTGTAAAACATCGTCTATCGCTTGGTTGTAGCCAGTTATTCTGGTCATTTCTTCTAAAGAAGTCTTCGTTATAACATTTGAATATATCTTTTTCTTCATCCCCTCTATCTCCTCCCTCACCTCCTCCTCATGTTGGCGTAATTCTTCTTCTCTTATTTTCTGTTTTTCTTTCTCTATTATTTCCCTCACCCCATCCCACTCTGCTTTTAGTCCTTTAGTCATAGTGTTTTTCTCTAAGCAAACCCCAAATTAGTTTCTTTTAATAACCATTCGCCATTTTTGTTTCTTTCCCAAATTGCACCTCGTAGTGGATTATCTAGTATTACTTGCCATTTTGCTTTTGGGTCTTTCTTGGCGGATTTTTCAATATCTTTTAGTGTTTTGTATTTTTCCCATTCTAAATTAGAATCACCTATATAAAATATCTTCCCATTTCTTTTAACATGATAACCACCAAATCCTTGATATAAAACTTCATTCATATCTAGAATATCCTCATTACCAGGACAACTTAGACAACCGCCTCTATAAATTGTTTTCTTTTTAGTCATGGTTTTTGGTTAGGGTTTGTAATGCTTTTAGAATAACCTGTCGGTTTGTCATTGGAGTTTCTCGGTATATTTTTGCAATTACCTTTTCTATCTCCTCCCTCACCTCCTCCTCATGTTGGCGTAATTCTTGGAAGACATACAGCTCAATTCTATCTGCCACCTCTTGGAGTTCCCCTGTCGGCATAATGATGTCGCCCGCCCTTGTATCCCCTTGCGACATAAATAATACGCTAACATAGCCTAATTCCTCTTGGAGCTTTGTTCTAAAATCTTTCTTCTTCTCTATTTGTGTTTTGGTCATTTTTGTATATAAGTTACACCATTGATAATAAGTTCTAAGGGTAAGGTGTCTGAAAGTTCAGAGTTACCGAGTTCAGAGGACTTGCGGAGAGAAAAGACAAAGCGAAGGTTGGCAAACCACTGAAGGCCGGGATAGCCCCAAAAGTCGCGCAGTCCCAAATCGTCGCCATCGGTGTCCAGATAGAAAAGCCTCGGCTCGCCGCCAGTCGAAATAGGTTGCATTCCAATTGTTAGCCATTCTACTATGGGTTGGTCAGTATACTCATTCCTAAGATATACCCCTATCTCAGCAGGACATAATTCTAATCCTTCTTGTTCTGCTCGGTCATATATCTCTTTTGTGGTTGGATTATAGTCAAACCAATCACTTAGTGTAATTTTTACCAGTTCTACCTCCTTTTCTTCTGTTGAAAATTCAATTTTCTTTATCATCTCCTGTGCGTAGTCTGATACGTAGTGTTTTTTCAACTCTTTTAGTGCTTTTTGTTTGTCTCCTATTTTTATTGTTTTCCAGATTGTTTTAGTCATGGTTTTTATTGGTTAAGAATTTCATATTCTCCCTTAAAATCATAAGCGTCTTTTGGCTTCCACTCCCCACATTCACAATAATAGGGTAAGATTTTACTACCATTTCCTCCTAAGATATTTTTACATTTTGGACAAGTTGGCATAACGAACTTTTTTGTTTTGTAGATTATTTTCATATCTCCTTAGTCATAATATAAGGTTAGTTAGTTTTTAATTTCACAAAACTTTCCCCAAGCTATACATAGACCTAGTTTTTGTGCTCGCTTTTTATCTTCTTCTGTTAATTCTCTACTGCAGGTATGGTTCTTTACGTCACTTGCACAGAATGTTTTGTCTTTGTAACATAGCATATTATTTATTGGTTAGGTTTTGTAATTCTTCAACTGATATATAGCTCTTTCCTTGCTCTATTTCTTGTACTCCCTCGTCATTTTTGTACCACGTAAATTCAGTGAGTATCTTATCTACTACCTCCTCCTCATGTTGGGAGAGGGCAAGCTCTACAAGTTTCTCTGGTGTGCGGTATTTGGGTGCAATCGTATTCCAGCCTGCTAAAGTTAATAGCCGAATTTATCACACTCTTTGTTATTACAATAAAGTGCTTTATTTGTGTCACTAATTCCAAAAATATCAAAAGCTGAAGCCGAGCCATCTGAATTAGCTGTTTCCATTTTCTTGTTACAACTTGCACACTCAAACCACTCTTCTCTTACCACTATTTCTTTCTTGTGAGCTTGCTCTACCATTTTGGTTATTTCTTCGCTTGCTATCACCTCCTCCTCATGGTGGGTCGCCGCCTCAATATCACATTTTTTTACTTCTTGTTTCATATATCTATTTATTTCTTACTTCCCCAGTGACGGTGGGGGTTAAAGCCATTTAATAATAGGACTTCCGACATAGTCCTTTTCCCATACGAACCAAGCGAACGCCATAGTGCTACTCATCTTCTTGCCTGTAATCTCATCATTTTCTTTGCCGTTTCTCATTGGTTGTTGCCGTTTCTTGAAGACATAAACAGTTTTTAGGGGCGTGGTCTGTAAGAATGTCGCTCGTTTCTGTCCTTCAAGTGCTTGTAATTTCCCGAACATTATTACTTTTCTATCAGATACTTTTAACGCTTTCTCAAGAAATTCTTGAAACAGATTAAATGGAGGATTTGTAATGACTGTATTGTAATTCTTCAGATAATTATGTTCTAAAAAGTCTATACCACCAGACCCAAAACCTCTATCTATTAAATCTGTTGAATATGTATGCTCTCTGTCCAATAATTTACTTATATGCCCCTCACCACAGGCTGGCTCTAAGGCTGGGTATATAATCTCCTCTACTTCTAAAAGTGCTTTTGTACTATCGGGGTGAGTAGCATAAAAGTCGTTTTCCATTCTACCTCTTGAGGGATTGCCTCCTGCTATTTTTCCTCCTTGTCCTTTTATCATCTTTATTCTCTATTTACTTCCCCAGTTCGACTGGTCTAGGGTGATTATTCATTATTCACTGCGAGAAAAGCACACACCCAGAGCGACGTCGTCCCGAACCCTCGGATACCACCTATTCACATTCGCGCCCCCCTCGACAAAGAAACCGACAAACAACAGCAAACCGGAAGAATCACGGGAAGACGTCCAAGTATACTTATAACTTGTCAGCAAGTCTCTAAACTCTTGGTAGTTAGCAAGTAAATATACGACCTCAGGGAAGTTCAGCATTTCTTTGTCGCCTTTTAAGACGTTACATTTATTCCACGATTTTCCTTTGTGTAAAAGTTCAAGGTCAATGGTTCTCTTTCCTTTACGGGTTTTTTCTGTGGTGAAGAAGTCCTCATCTTTATACCAGTCAATGTTATAGAGGAGTTTTCCGCCTGCAACTTTGTTGTCGCATTGTTCCATTATCTCTTTGGCGGTGAGTTCGGGAAAGTCTACTGTGAGAGTCGTTGGTTCGCTCTTTACTAGTTCGCTTTCCAACTCGTCCAATAATTCTCTTATTTTTTGTATTTTTGTTTTCATATTATTTTAACTTATCTAATAATCTTTTTTTTGACTTCCAAAAGCTGGTGATTGAGACTCTTTTTTCTGTTTTTCCTGTCGCAATGTTAGGGAGATTTGATACTCGTTTACTGAATTTCACCTTACCAATTCCAAAATCTATCTCGCCTGATTCTATTGCTGACTGTATTGCTTTTTGTTCTTGTTCTTTAGATAACATGTTTCATTCTTAGACTTAATTGTTCATGTCTTGTCGGGATATACCTGTAAGACGCTGTTTTCTTTTTTCCTAAATAATCTACCTCTAACTCTCCGTCTTCTGTCATTTCTCGGAGGCGTCTTGAGGCATTGCTAGCTTTGTACCCTCTTTCTAGTGCAAATCTTTCTATCGCACCGCCGTTTATGTATCCGTTTTCTCCTCTTAGATACTTAACTCTAAAATTTGATAATATCTCTTTACGAAGACTCATATTCATCATCTAACCTACCTTGAAACTTTTTAATAATTTTTATCTGTTCTCCTAAAAGTTCATATAAGTTTTTGATTTTCTGCCATTCTTTGTATTGGTCGCTTGCTTTTGCTCTTGCTTCGCTTTCAGCGTTTGATTTTCCGTCATCTAAACCTTGTACTATCTGTATTCGGTATAACTGTTCCAGGTTTGACACTTCACCTGTTAAATAAGCCATGCACCCTATAAAGTTTTCCGCTTCCATAAAAGCGGTGCTTGCTTCGGGTATCGTCTTATAATCCCTTGCTTTCGCTAGTAACCCTAGTGCTTGCTGTGTTATTTTTTCGGTGATTTTATTCATTAGAAAGGTACTTCTCCATCTATTCCTTCGCTTTCTGCCGTTGGGTATTTGTTTGGCTGAAGGTTAAGAAGCATGTTTTTAATATCAAATAATGCGTGTCTGATTTTAGTTAATTCTTCTTGAATTTTATCAGCTTTCTTTGGGGTTGTGAAGTTTAGATATTCTTTTCCATTAAAAGTCTTTTTCTCTATCGTTACTTCTACTTCGTCGCCCTCTTTCCAGTCGGCGTTTTCCTGTCCGCCGAAGCCGTTGATCCACTGATCGCCGTACTTGTCACACTGTATCCCTAAAGATACATACGGCTTACCCGCTTTTGATGTTTTATCGCTTCTGCTAATTCTCGTGAGTCTAATTGTCTCCATATTTTTTTTGTATTCTATACTGATAAACTAAGTTTTCAAAAACTTGACCAAGTTCTTTGAGGGCTTCTCCTCTTAACGTGTATTCTTCAAAATCTTTGTTTAATCTAAGAATTGTGAAGCCATATATATCCTCTTTAATCATTTTTGAATACGCTGATAGTTGTATTTTGTACGATAGATAAATTCCCTTTCCGGTCTTTAAGTCTCCAATGTATTTCTTACCGTCTATCTCAAACAAGATGTCGGCAGTACCACAGACAAATAAGTCTTTATCGTACAATGGTATCTCGGTCGCCAGAAAAGTTACTTCGTTCTCTACAGCCCAGTTATAGATTGGCTCTAATTCGCTCAAAACTGGCTTCAAGAGCGTTTTTTGGTCAATACATGACTGTAACCACAGCTCTAGCTCTTTATGGGTGTCTGTTCCCTCTTTAGCACGTTCGTTCTTGAAAGTATTATGTCGGGCGTAACACTCCTGTAAAAGGTCTGCATAGTCTTCGTTGGAGAGTTCCGATATATATTCTCTTGCTTCTCCGGCGTACTTCCATAGTTCCTCTTTGGACGCTTGTTTTTTGTTTCTCCAGCCGAGATTTTCCAGTGCCATTCCCGCCGCCCACCATGTTAGGGGTTTGGGTAGAGTCTCAGAAAGGATAGTCGTTACACCTGTCCCCTTCTTCCACTCATCATTTACCTTGATATAGTAGTCGTGTTTGTTTCCCGTGAAATCATAGGCAAATTCTTCATTTACTATTGTTGCTGTTTCGGGGTTCATAGTATCGCCACGAAAAATAAGATAATAAACACTATTCCCGCTATAAACATTTTTTTATCTGGATTCATAGTAGTAATTCTTTATTCTCATAAATGTTTCCGATGATTTCCTTTTCACTGAAAATTTCTCCGTCATCTGAAATAAAATTAAAGTAATTAACCATTCCGTATCTGTCTTTGTCGCACATTGACTGAACACACTCTAAAGAAAAACAACTGTGGTCATAGAACACTTGCCCACACATTTTTAAGTCTCCCCCTAGTTCTCCGTTTGATTGAACCACTTCATAGATACCTTTTACTATATCCCCCTCGTATATCTCTTTGCTGTTCTTGTCCTTGAGTCCGGTGTATTGCATAATTTCTATATCTTTAAGTGCAAATCCAGTGCTATTATTATCAAGCCACGGTATTACACCGCCATATTGAGGAGATATAAGAAAGCTGTCGTCTTTCAAAAATATCCCTTTTTCTTTATCCCACGCTCTAAATTTAATTTCTCTCATAGTATTTTTCAATGTCATCATTGACATTTTCCCAATCTTTTAATGTTCCATCCCAAGCTAACCGACCATTAGCATATCCAACTAAAGTTAAGTGCTTTAGAAATATCTTTAATTCTTGTGCTAACATAACTTTTTTGAATTTCATCTTAATTCTTTTAGCTATTGGATTGTTATAAAATTTATCTTCTTTTTCTTCTGTGGCATTTTGCCATTCCTCTTTATGATGATTGTCTAATGCTTCGTAGTCCATAATAATGTTTTTTTCTATTCGGCTTACCTCCCTTACGAGTAGATAAACCGAATAGAAAACGTAAGGTTTATAATGTAGCCCAGCCGGGTTTTCGGGATAGCTCCAGTCGGGACCGAAACGTCCGTACTCACCCATACCTGCTACGTTATAAATATATTCTATGTGTTAGCGTTTGTCAAGCGTATTTATAAACCACTATGTGGATAACTCATTTCGTTTTTTTGAATCATGGCAATACTCGCATGAATACTTTGATGTCCACAGAAGATCACATACGGGACAATGAAGTGTAGTGTCCACTGCTCGCTTCTTGTATTCACTCTTCGGCTTGAGCTTTGGATTTTTACTTCCGGTTTTGCCTATACCTGTATATCTCTGCCAGTGATAAACAACCGATGAATGGTCTATACCGAATATTTTAGCTATTTCAGGGAAAGACATACCCTCCTTGCGGAATTGTATCATTTTCTTTATCGCCAGTTTTGATTGTGTTCGTTGTCCGTGTTTCATATTCTCAAAGAAAACCACCAAGTGCTTGAGAAGTTCTTCGCATCCTTGCAATATGACAAAAACCAATAAAGGTCTTGGGTTGATAGATGGCTCATTTTAATTGCGTAGTATTTTGCTCCTAAAGGTTTGTATTTGTTTTTGATCCGGTCGCTGTCTAGGATTTCAGTAAACTGTTTTATCAAATCTGCTCTTTCAGATTTTATTTCAGTTTTTTCTTTTTTGTAGTTTTTTAGAAGTTCAGAGAGTTTCATAGATTTTTCCATAGCATTTGTTTTGTTTCTGTTAAATATTCTCCATTGAATTCTTCTTGGGTTATGCTCGCTTCCCATTTTGTTTCATCTTTTTCATTGAGCAGTCCAGCGAGGTTAAAATTTCTTCCCTCCCACATAAGATTTATATTTTTCCCTTTTAAGAGAGTTTTGCACTTCTGCAGGATTTCATATAAGTCGGGTCTGGCTTTTGATTTTCCTTTGTTTGCCCAGGTTAAGCAACACATTGAATCGGTGGAAACAGTGTCGCCTTCTTTCGCCAGATCTAGTGCTTTTAGAATTCCAAGAATTTCTCCCTCGTTATTCGTGAAACCTTTTTTTCTGATTACTTCACGGCTTATCAATGTACCGTTTTCATCTGTTATTGTATATCCTCCTCCATATTCGCTTGGATTAGATATTATATTAAAACCATCAGTATAATACTTCATATTTTTATAACGCCCGACTTACCAAAAAAAGAGAGGCATTGCTAATAATTTGACAGACAAGGATTGTATACCTTGAGTAGCTACCACTAATATAGTATCGTGCCTTGAGTGAATGTGATACTGTATCCTTTTTGCTCTCCGATATACCGAACTTGATTCGGCATTCGTTGGATGGCTGGGTGGAAGTCGGACACCATTTATCCCAGCTTTCGCACGAATGTCTAATCAAATCCTTTATGTTTCAGATTGAGGACTCAACTCAATCATCCCATTAGGAACTGTTTTACTGCCAAGTCCCTACACGCAGGTTTCTTGTCTTTTGTAAAAACACAAAAAAACGCCCGAAAAGGCGTTTACTTAAATACTCTGTCCGCAACCGCAAGTGATTGACCACCAGCGATGCGGGTGCGGAAACAATATTCAAATATCTTACTGGTGATCATTCACCTATTATATCACACTCTGATCCTCGTCAAAGGAGTTTTCCACACATGTTCATTATTTTCTATTAAGCCATGGAAACTATTTATAAATCTTCAATCTTATCTTTAAAGTATTGGATCTGACCCATAGCCCATAAATCGTCCAGTTTTATAGGTGTCCACTTACTTTTATTAAGTTCGTGGATTATATCTTTTCCGTATTTATCCATTAAATAAACTGCGAACTCGTCTTGTTCACCTCCCATAAATCTATTGCATTTTCGGCATTGAATGGCACAGTTATACTCATCCCAACGAGTGGCAAGGTGTTGCCGGGAGATGTAGTGTCCACAATCTAAATCTTCATATGGTTTTATTACTCGGCAAGTTACACATTTACCATATCCTTTTTTAGTATCTCTCTTGCGTATGTATTTACTAAAAATACGGTCAAGTTTTTTCTTATTAGTTGATGTCATAAATTTAATTATATCACAAAAATGGAGTCAGTACCGAAATACCAACTCCATAGGTAACGCCTCCTTGTCAGCAGCGTTTCTTAACAGACCTCATATCCCGTCTTTTTTAGAGCCACGAGAGCATTCCAATCTTTAATTGGTACGGTTTTTCTTTCCGTTCTCCGGAGGAAGATGATTTCATGTTCTGCGGTTTCTGGATTTGGACGTACATCTACGCCACATCCGATGATTGCACAAATTGATTCGTACTCTACTTTGTCTTCTCTGTTTTGATAAAACTGGATAATGTGCGGTACGAAACCGAGACGATGATGCTCAATGAGAACATCTACATCTACGTCTTTAGTGAAAAAACCGTCCCTTCTTGACCCGAAAAGGACTACTGTGTCTGTGTGTGAGGGTCTGCCATGTTTGGCACACTCTTCACAAAATGCGATTCTGGTAATGAACATGGCATATAGTTTTGGTTCTTCTACATTATACAACTTTATTAGGTTTTCTCCTAAATTTTCTTCTATTTTTCATCTGTTGAGACCAAGTAGCCCAGCGACAATTTTCTTTACAATAATGACCGTTCACATCAACTCTATCTATTGTTGTGTTTTTCCAACCAAATTTTTTTAAATGTTTCAAAAAACTTTTACACATATCTTCCTTAAAATCTTGATAGCCATCCCAAAGACATTTAATTCCTCTACCACCATAATACTCGTAACGATTATGACTTGGATATTTACATCTTCCCCTTAAACTAAGCCACACCTTAAATAAACCATCATCTTTTGTATTTTTATATTTTTCAAATTTTTCATATCCTCCAGTTTCTTTCCATCGTTGTGATATTTTTTTGCGATATTCAGGATTTTTTTTATATTTTTTGTTATATTCAGGATTTTTTTTATACCAAAGTCTATTGTACTCATTTTTACAATCCCTACAAAAATAATTATGGTATGGTAAACGTTCTTTAATTTTACATTTTCCACAAACCTTATTCATGCTTCTAGTTTATCATAAAACAAAACTAATACCATCCTTTTTTGTTATGAAAACTAAATACGGGCGCTATAATAATTAACTTCTAAAATGTGTTTATGCTGGTAAAACTAGATGGATTTAATGCCACAGAGAGGTCTGAATTTTCTATAGTATATATTACATCACCAGTACCAGTATTGTATGTTCCTCCACTGTTGTATATTATATCTTCAGCACACCAAACCTGATATGGTTTGAACCAAGGATTTGAACTCCATTTATCCTCAATAATACGAATAGTTTTTACAGTATCTTGTTTTGATTCTGATAACTTCTGAACTAGCGTTCTGAGAAATTTAATCTCTTCTTCTAGACTTTTTTTATCTCTACCGTCTTTTTCAATTTCACTAAATAATATCTGTCTTGCTTCTTCTTTGCTTAATAAATTATCTTTTACTAAGTCTCGGAGCGATTCTGATGTTGGCTGCTCCTTTAATCGCCAATTTATAGTCGTCTTCTTCATAGATTTATTTAGCACCCGTATTTAATTTTCATAGAACATTTAATAATGCCCAACTTTGTTATGTTTTATAAGTGCTTCTGTTGGTGTACCATAAACTATTAAAACATATTCTATCATGGCATCTATTTGTTTGTAGGGATTTTCTGTCTTTTCATGACCAACTAATTTCCACGTACCTATTAAAAATTGCCCTATCCCGAAAGCCGTGGATTCAGGATTCTGAGCTTTTGGATTCCATTCACTCTCTCTACGGATAATTTCAAAGAAAGGTTTTACTTCTTCGTGACCCCATACGTCAACAATCTCGTAATAGGCATAATGCTTTACGGTTGGTATGTTCGGCGCAAAATAGTACGCACTTGAACTCGGTATAAATAGTGCTAGGAAAGCTAAGGTTAATATGATTACTAACACTATTGTTCTTAATTTTTTCATTATATGCCAAAACTCATTGGCTTGCCTTTCTATCGTTATTGAATTTCCTGTGAGCCAAACCCTAAAGGGCTTAGCTTAAGTCACACCCGTCCGAATCCTAAGACTCGGCTCACAAGAAATTAAAATGAGCTAATGAGAAAACATAAAATTTATAATTCTCTCACTAACCCATTAAATGGATTAGTTAAAACCAACTATTTGTTAAATTTAACCCCTTTTCTATTACTTTTGGAAGTAACAAACAAATTAAATTATAATCCCATAATAGTTCGTTTTATAATGCCAGTTATTTTAAAGATTTACAGTTCTTTTATTGAGTTTGTTAACTTTTATCTTCAAACTAGCATATATATATTATACCATGCTGAAATTATAAAGGAAAACCTGTAATAAGATTAAGTAGCCAAAATATTGCCACAAGAACAACAATAATGGTGACTACTGTTCCAATAGGTGAAGGAAGTTTTGGTGCAAGATATTCAAGCACTGCCCAAACTACAACTGCAAGAATTATAAATTCTATGATCATATTTAATATAGATCTATCTTATAATCTGTTAGCGAACCAGCGGAACTTGTCTTTTCTAACTTATTTATCATATACCAATTCAATATATGCTTCCATATTTCAGAAATAACTACTCCAGCAAGACCAATTATAGCAAGCGGTATACCCATTTCTACTAATCCATCATTAGCAAATTCTGTAAAACTTACCCATTCTGGACTAACTAATACTACGCTTAATACAGAAACCAAAGTAATTAACCCTGATTTTATTCTTTTGCTTAAATTCATAATAATTTTTATACTAATAAACTTCTTGTGATGGGGCCGACGATTCCATCAACTGTTACTCCTTTTGACCGCTGAAAATCTTGAACCGCTTTTCTTGTAACAGGTCCAAAAAATCCAGTGGAAGCCGAAGTTAAAGAATAGAACCCAAAATACTTCAGGAGATCTTGTAGATTGACTACTTGTGGGTCATTCATTCCGTATCTTAGAGTTTTTGTTATAAGCATTGGTGGCTTGTTTGGTTCTGGCTCTTGTGTATCTCTCCAGTTATTAAATAAGTCTTCTACATCCGCACAGAAAGTCATTCTGGCTTTTAAATAGTCTTCTGAGATAAACCGAAGTCCGTTTACTGTGGAGCTGTGTAGTCCCCAAGAGTCTTGTGTGAAGAGTCCTTTCTTTCCGTTCATTATTCCATAGTCTATTGCTGTTACACTGTGATGAACAATATCTGTATTTGAGTTACTTACTACGGGTTGTGCATTCCATTCATTTCTAGGGAAACGATACCAAGTCATTATGGGTTTACCTACGCCGTTTTTTCTTCCGTTTTCAATAGTCCATGCTATTTTTTCAATGTCAAATGGAAGTTGCACGAAATTTTTTATCCTGAAAGTTTTAGCAACTTGGATATCTGACTCTTTACGGTTTATATCACTACTAATCTCACTCTCAGACTGATTATCAGAAGGAATGAGATCATTTAAAGTAAGTCCATAGTCCCTAAGTATGTTAAGAGCATCTACGCCTATCATACCACCTTGTGGCTTATTAGAACGCCTGTCATATCCGTCTTTGAAAGAAAACTCTATATACTTGCCTTCTTCAAGATAATTTATAATACCGAGCATTAAGGCAGAAGTTGCCATAACACAGGAACTTGAACCGTCTTGGTTTCTTACGGGGAAAGTATGAATATCCTCAAAGTTCTTTTGTTTCCAATCTACAGGCCCAAAACTCACTACTTCTTCAGCCTTATAATCTTTGTCCTTTTCCTCCTGCGAACGGTCATCATCTAATGCTCCTGGGAATAAATTTAACTTCTCTACTTCTTTGATTTTTGTTGGATTTTGTTCCATATATTATTTTTTATTAGTAATGTTTTCCTCCCGCATTTCATCTCGACCAGCAGAATGCGCCTCTGACTTTGTTACTGATAATAATTCAGTCATGCGACTGTTAACTGAAGTATGTATTTTTTTACTTTCACGCCAAGCTAACAAAGCCATAATTGTCGGTGGTGTTGCAGTTATTAAAGATGTTATAATAATTTCCCAGTTCATCGCTTTGGAATCCTCTCGGATATGATAGTTGATAATTTTGTAATTTCTGTACTTAATCCTTTCACATCTTCAGCTAGTTTGTCAACCTTAACATCAACGCTGTGCGTGTGATTCTGAGCTAAATTAAAAGCGTCTTTAATACTTGTTTGAATTTCTTGAAACTTTCTTTCATTACCCTCTATTTGCCATTGTACTTGCTGTGCAAGCAAAGCATCTCTTTTATCAGAGTCTATTTGTGGGTTGCGGAAATATTTGTATACACCAAATATTACTCCAAGGATTCCGAGAACGAACATTATATTATTTGGTGTAAAAAAGTTTTCCATACTAGCTTATATTAAATACTCGCCTACTTATAACTGGTACATTTTCTTCACTTCCAATAGTGTAGAAAGTATCAGGGTTATTCTGGTTGGCGTATTCTGCTTCGTGAAGATCGTCATAGTAGTTACCGTCTGAATTCGCGCTCCACCTTGCCCAAGCAAGACTAAATCTCTGTCCGTCTGTAAACAGTGTGGTATCGGTTGTTCTTATTCTCCCAAGCAGCATTTGATAAGTTTTCCAATCTCCAGAGGTAGATACTGAATCACTTTCAATTAAAACACCATCTCCGTAAGATTCAAAAAGATTGGAAGTTGGCTGATGAACATTAGCCAGATATCGCCAAGCTGTTCCGGCAGAAAAATCCCCTGTATCATTATTTAATTGTAATGTCCCTCCGTTATTACTGAGCGCGTTCACATCAACCGATCCAGTACCACCCGCAATTGCCCTGACTCTTCCTCCTAATTGATTGGAGCCTATTTTTGTTAGACACAATGAACTATTTTGACTGTAAACCCATCCACCGTATGATAGACGAACATTAAAGCCAACCGTTACCGTCATCATGCCAGCACCACCAGAAACCCAGTGTTCTGTGCTTACTCCGGTTTCAATGTATTGTCCAATAGGGCCAGAACCAACCTCAGACCCATCCCATGTTCCTTGAGCAGTCAGATCATTCCCAGTCCCATTCAGATTGGTAAACTGAGGAGCACTACCTGAGGGATCTTGTTCAAGGTCCCAAAAGCCCATGAAATTTTGAAATGTGTTATTCCGTCCATAAGTAGCAGTTACTGCAGGGGTTGATGCGCCACTATTGCCATAGTATATGTATATGTCAGTATCTACCGTGCTAGATAGAGTACCGGGGTACCTGAAGAAGAGGTAGCCGGTCTCTGCTCCGGTATCTATGGCATTGACGTAGGTAGGTACTTCAGTAGTACCGTCACTGGTGGTTATTCTAATATCTCCACCGTCTGACTTTACTGTGGAAAAGAAGCTTGATGGTAGAAGAGAGAGATCTACATAGGCAGTATAGTTGTCTAGGTCGCCCGGTACCTTTGTGTTATCAATCGTTACCTTTACTCTATATTGCCAATTGTTATTATACCAAGCCATTTTAATCTCGTGTAAATTTAATAGTAATATTTATTTCATCCAATGTTCCACTTTGAGCTGTGGTTTCCACCCAAACCCAACTACTTGCAGGAATAGTTGCATCATTAAACGATGTTACTTCACTGCCTGTTGTTGTAGAGGTTGTGGTTGTTCCTGATGTTACTACCTCCGCACCGGTAGCACTTCTGTCTGTTCCGTGCCTGATTGTCCAAGTCACAGAAGGCGTAGAACTTCCAAGAAGGACTGCGTTCATTTGAGTAACTGTAATAGCGTAATCTGTGAAGAACATAGTTAGGTCTTCTGAATCTGTCGGGTCTTCTATTGTGATTGCTTTTATATATGCATCTGTTATATCAAGAACCCTATTTCCACCTGCTTGAACTTCCCCTGTTCCGTTTGGTGCAATGTTAATGTCCCCATCCGCCCCGTCTGTAATGGTGATTGTTCCTGTGGTAGCGTTGCCTGTTTGGAGGATGAGGTCTTGGTTGCCGTTGGATTCTAATGTCCCAGAGGCTGAGCCAGTCCCTATAACAATAACACCAGTACCATTAGGAGAAAGAATTAAATCTTCATTAGTTCCGGTTGATATTATATGCGCGCCAGTGCCAGCATTTGTTAATCCTAAGGTTGCAGGGTTATTCGTTGAGTCGTTTTGGTTTATTTGAAGTCCTACGTTATTTGAGTCATCGGGTACCGTTATCTCTACCGCTCCTGAGTCTGCGGTTATGGTACGGCCACCGCCACCAGAACCAATACCACCGTCATATGCTTCATCAAGAGAATTTACATTTGATGATGTTGTAATTACAATTGCACCAGATCTAAATTGCATATCGTCAACATAAAAATGGATATTACTACTTGGACTTCCTGAGGTACCCTCACAAGTAAATCTAACCTGATCTATTGTTTCGCCGGGTGGGATATTCATCTCAAATACCGGAATTGAGACACCTTGATAGTTTGAAAAATCATTAACATCAAGACCAACAGAAGAATTTACTAAAACAAAAGTACCTTTCTGTACTCCTTGATTATAAAACCTAGCAAAAAGTAATCTGTTTCCAGTCCATTCTGTAAGTTTCATGAAAAAAGTAAGAGCACTATATTGAGATGTATCTATTGCACTTGCACCTTCAAATTCAAAGTAATCAGCACTGGTTAAATCTGCATCCACATGAAATGTACCAGTACGAGGGTCTGCTGTAGCGGCAAAATCAACATCACCCCCAGAACCATCTGTACCGTCCCATTCTGTTGATTGTCCTGCATTTTCCAAGTAAACATCTTCTGTCGTTTCTTGAAGAGAAGTTGCACCAGCCGGAACAAGAACAAATCCCACTTCAACAAAAAGCGTAGGGTCTACTGATGGTTTTGATGGATTTGCCGCCGGTGTACCGGTTACTTTCCCAACTGTTCCTGATGTATCAAGAGTAATTGCGTCAATACGGTCATTTGTCACATCAGCGTCATCAAGAGTGATACTTTGTTGTGCGCTTGAATACAGAACTCCTTGAATAAGATATGTACCAGACGTAACAATGAATGTAAGTCCAGTATCATAAATAAGTTGACAACCGGAAACAATACGTGTTTCAGTTGATGAAGGAATACCAAGGGAATTTACAAAATCTTCGTATGAAATAACATTATGATGAGTTCCACTATCATCATAGAATACTAAAAGGTCTGCAGACGCAATCGTATCTGCAGATAAACCACTTACATCAAGACTTACAGTGGTACTTGCAGAGTCAAGACCTTCACCCGCTGTATCAAAAAATAATGATGTAGTATTGTCATAATTTGAAAGATCGTCGTCTACTGTAACAGTTGTAGCATCATTACCAGCATCATCAGCCGCTGTAATTGTCTCCCCTATAAAGTTAAGATAAGTTCTGGCCGTTAAATCAGACCCCTCTTCTTGGATTGTATGGCCCGCACCTCCCCCACCTCCTGTTAAATCAAGCGTAGCTACTCCATTTCCAGAGTAAGTTATAGAACCTCCTGAACCCGTTACATTTAATTTAGTTATGGGGCTTTGAGTTATGGTAGTGCCGTCATCTTGGAAGAGGATAGTCGGACCACCTCCGCCTCCTGTTCCACCTTGACCCAGCTCTCTTGAAGTAAGGAAGTCAGGGACATTTTTAAGTATAGTGAAATCAAGAGCGTTTTTGATTGGTGAGATTTTTTCTATAATTTGTTCGCCTGTGTCCGGTGAGCCGTCTTTACCGTCTTTACCTTTAAGACCAACGGGACCAACAGGACCAATAGAACCAACTTCCCCACGATCACCCTTTACTCCCTTTTCTCCAGTCGGGCCCCTAAGACCTTGAGGACCAATCTCTCCTCTTTCACCAGTTAAACCAATTTCCCCTTTTTCGCCCACTTCTCCTTTTATAGTTAAAAGTTCCGCCCCTTCCAATTCCACCTTCATTTTAGTAGGAAATTCTTTTTGCTCTATTCGTTTAAGGGTTTCATGGGCAACATTCACTGCCTCCGTTGTTTTATCGGTAGCACTAGCTTGTAGTTGTTCTGGGGTTTTGTGGATGTCGTTCAGGTTTTTCATAATTGTCTTAATACCTCTTCGGCTGTTAATACTTTGTTTACTTTAAAGTCAGTCATTAAGCCCTCGGCTTTCTTTCTAGTTATTATACCGCTTCTAACCGCATTTCCTACTGCAATATCTACAGGAGTGAAAAAGTCGTGCATTGTGTTATCTACTAGCATCAAGTTTTTGTCAGCCGAACTTCCGCCTGCTTTGACAGGGGTGATATGTTCTAATTTCCACTTGCTTGCCTCGCTCCAAGGAATACCTTCGGAAGCCATTAGGGTTCTTTTATATTCTTGCGAGCCACCTTCATCTCTAAAATCTACACCATAAAACCTCTGCAGTTCTACAAGGTTTCCTTCTACAAGTCCTAGTTTCTCCTTGGTAAATAATGCCCTAAAGGCGTTGGCTGGGTCTTTGGTAAATGCTTTGACATAGTCGGAAGCTATGCCTAGTTTGCTTCGGCCATAAGCGTCTTCAACTTTCTTAGTTTCCTTTAGAGATTTCTTAACTTTTTGGTATGCTTTGTATTCTTCGTCAGAAAGTGCGTCTACCACAGCTTGAGCTTCGTCCTTTTTTCCCTCATCAAGAAGTTTTTGGTTTGACTTCACAACAGGAAACATTTGTTTTTGTAATTCTAGTGCTTCTTTTTTCTTATCATCAGCTTTTATCTTTTTGTAGGTCTCGTAATCCTCATCTGACAGAGCGTCTACAATAGCTTGGGCTTTATCTTCTTCACCTTCAGCGATATGTTCTTGAGCTAAATTGTAAAGTGGAAGGATTCTTTTTTCGTTCTTGCGGTCTGCTTTAGCCTCCGCAGAATTAGGGTCAAAACTTTCAGAGTATTCAATACCTGCTCGGGTGCTGTATGGTCCGACAATGGGTGCTAATACTTTGTCAATTCCCTCCACAGGAAAGGCAATATCCCCACCTCTTGTTTCCACAAATCCTTTAGCATTAGCTATCATTCCGTCTACAAAGCGATTAACAGTAGCTGCCCCACCTATTCCTGAAAATCCCATTCCCCATTTAGTTAATTCTTTTCTTAGTTTATCGGTCTTTCCTAATTCAATATAGTCTTTACCTGCGTTTAATATGTTTTCAAAATCAGCCAAAGGTGCAACAGGAGATCTGTCTCCACCCTCATATCCTTGTTCTCTCAATCCTGTAGCAACTAGCCCTTTACCAACAAGTTTATTTACAGTAGAACCAACAACGGGTAAAGATGGAATTAGTTTTCTTCCCGTCATTTTTTCAGAGTATTCGTTGTAAACATACGTTCCAACAATAAGTGCGATTATTTGATTTAGGCGTTGGCTTTTTTCTAAAGGCAGTCCTCCGCCTTGACCAATCAGGGTTCTTGAAAAACGATATAATTCAAAAGCGAATGTCTGAAATGGGGCAACTGCTCTTACAGATAGATTTTGGAGCATTCTAGGTCTAGCTTCTTTGTTATAAGCTGATTGTGTGCCTTCAATTACATAGTTTGCGAAAGTCTTTTGGTCGGCTGATTTAAGTCCGAGACGTTTAGCTTCTCTCATTCCAGCTGCACCTGATACTCCTGAAAGCCAGTATTCCATTTGGTCTGACAAGTATGTTGCAAAGGAATTAAAAGAATCAATCTTGGTCTTAGCAACCCTTCGTGCTGTTCTATCTACATCACCTGCAAGCGTTGTCCCTAAAGAGGCAGTTCCTGTTTTAAGTCTAAAAGATGAAAGTTGATTGATGGCTTTTGGATTAAGAGCGAAATCAACAGCTCCACCCACCATATTTTGAAGTCCATGAGTAATCCCCCCAACCCTAGGAAATGTCATTCCCAAAAAAGAAGCGGGCTGAAAAACAAATGTCCATACTAGGTTTCCAGCAAGGGCTGAGATGTTTCGTGCCTGGTTTATACCGGCAACGATCATTCTTCTTTTTGTTCCAACATCCAAGCCCACCATTTTGTCTAAAACTCCGGGCTTTCCTACAAATCCACTTCTTATAGTGTCTTCAATAACCTTACTTAATTTATTCAGCCCGTTGGCTTTGACCACCTGATTGACTGCTTTTAGCTGCTCAATGGTTTTGGTTATGTAAATATCACTAGAGATAGCTTCTAGGTATGAGTCGTAGAGTTTGAAAAAGTCTGTTTCTAGGTTGCCCATTCCGCCTTTTCTTGGCAAAGCGTGGGGATTTTTCTTGGCGTTTGGAATAATGTAATCAAAAGCATCTGAGATTGTAGTTCGTTTGTCAGCCCATAGTTTAGACCAAAAACCAGTTTCCTGAAGGTGTGGGGCATAATCTTCAATGTATCCTATCTCTGATTTACCTAATGCTTTTCTGACAACATTGGCTTCTTTTCTTAGCCCATCAAGAACCACCCTGACCTCTTCTGCCATTTTAGAAATGTTAGCAGGAACTTTCTTTCCCTCTAGGGCGTCCATTAAAAGTTTTCCGTTTGCTTTGTTTATTTTGACTCCGTTTCTTTCTGCGATTTTTGTCAGACTATTAACCTTACTAGAAACAAACTCACCTTTTTGAGCCAAAGTTTCAGTAGTTTGTTCCCAAGTCTTAGCCAGAACTCCAAACCCTTTATCTTTCGCTCCTCGTAGGGTTATATTGTCGGCTTCAAAGAAAGCATCTCTTAAATTATAAGATTGACCACCAAGTAGTCCTCCTTTAATGTCTTTTTTCAATTCTCCGACTGCTTTAGGTGCGAACACGCCAGTATCACGAATGGCATATTTAGTGTCTCCTGCGGGGTTTTTATATGAAGCAACGAAGTCTGCCCCTTCTTTTCTTATTTGAGGGATTAAATCTCTATCTACTCTTGGCACTCCTAAGTCTGTATTTACAATATCCTTTGTTTGTGATACACTTTTAGAATATGTATCAACATTTTTCTTGGAAACAGATTTTAGCGCAGGTTGCTTTTTTACTGGTACTAGTGGTGGTTGGCTACCTTTTGGTAGAGTTGTTTGACCTGTGGCATCTCGTGGAATACTCACACCAGACCTTCTAGCCGACTCTTCTAACGAAGGTATCTCGGCAGATGTTCTCATTTGCCTTATTTTTGGTTTCCCCACCCCATCCCACTCTGCTCTTAATTGGGAGCGGGTTTTGAGATTGGTTGGTTGTATTATCGCACTTCCATCGTCTGAAACTTTCACCAAAACATCAATTTCATCAATACCTGCTTGTTTATACGCAGTAAGACGATGATTCCCATCCATAACCTCATTCAAGGCGAATTGTCCTTTTGGATTTATGGTAATTGGTGGCAACTCCTTTCCTTCTTGAATTGCTCTTTTTGCACTTGCGATTGATTCTGTGCTACCAGTTTGCCCACCGAAAGAAATATCTTTTACCTTCATCTTCTGTAATTCAAAAGTACCCTTAAGGGGATTAGGAGATGTTTCGCCAATACCAGGAGTTTCAACTTTATTTTTTAGATTTATTAATCTTCCTTGAGACAATGTCTCTCCTTGCCCCTTCACCCACTCATCAAAAGACTGACCACTTTGTTTGGCGGATTTGATACTTGAAGTTAGGTTATCTACACCTTTTATGGGTTGGTTGTAAATGTCGGTGAGTTG